TCACCGCCGAATCATGCAGCGCCGCCTCGTCCTCAAACCCCGCAAGCCACTGCTCCACGGTGTTCGGCTGCGTCGGGTCTCCGTTTTTGTGCATGGCAAACGTGATGTTTTCCAAGAGCGTGAGCATATCGAGCTGGTCGCCGATGGGCGGCGCCGCTTTTTCTTCGTCCACCTGCGCGCCGTAAACGTCATTGACGATTTTGAGGAACCGCGCCATGTCTTCAAACAGCTCCCTGCCGAGGAGGATTCTATATAAACGCGGCAGCGCCGCATTTGATCTCAAAGTGCATTCTTTTTCGCCGATTTTTACGATTTTATCCATTTTTTCAATCTCCCATAAAACTACAAAAAGAGGGAGAGCCCGCGGGCCCTCCCTTGTGGTTTTTACGGATTGGTTTCCGTATTGGTCGCCGCCGCCGCGAAGGTGCCCGGAAGCACCACGGCCTCGAACCACGCGGCGTAGGCAGTTGCGCCCGCAGTGGAGTCGCTGTCGAGGCGCGCGCGCACATAATGCTTCGTGTCGCCGGTTTTCACCTCCGCGCCGCTCATGGTGAGCGACAGCGTGTCGGTCTGCGGCGTATTGGAGCCCTCGGTGGTGTTGGCCTCCATGTTGGGCCGCGCCGCCGTGCAATCGTAGAACCAGAAACGCGTGCTGTTGTAGTTGCCGTCGATCTGGAAGCCGAAGGCAAACTCCACGGGCTCGCCGGTTTCCTGCACTTCGAACATGACGTCCGTGTTGTCCTGGATCTCCTGCAGGATCTCTTTGCGCATCTGCTCAAAGATGTAGGCAAGCTCCCAGTCGCCGGTATAACCGCGGTTCGTGTTGTCGATGTAGTATTTGATGCCGTCGGCCCAGAAGATTTCCTGATCGCCGTCGATGTCGAGCGACAGGCTCACGGAGCCGGGCACCGCAACGGGCGTGCCGTAGCTGATAGCGCCGGTCTCTTCGTTGCGGCTCAGAAGCGCGTAGTGCGCGTTCTGGATGTTGAATTTTACTTTTTTCTTAGGCATTTTTTAACCCTCCGATTCTTCAATCGTGACGCCCGCCCGGAAGGTCGTGCGCCACATACGTTGATCTGGAATAAAATCTTGTGACGGGACATAGGTGATCCCGTTGGCGTTGAGGATCCGGCCGATCCGCGCGTCCGCGGAGAAATCCGGCTCGTCGGAATAATGCTCCAGCACAAAGCCGTCTACGTTCACGTAGTTCTCGCCGTCCGCAAAGAACGGGTCTGCATCCGGATAATAAAAGCATAAAAACGGCGGCCCGGCAGGCTTGTCCGGGTCGTCGTCATGCCACTGGTAATAGGCGTAGGGGAGGCCGATGGAAGCCACCACCGCCCGCACTTCTGCCCGCGTCATCTCTGGATCACCTCGATCACGTCGCGCTCAAAGGCGCTGTTGATTTCCTCCTCCACCGGCGCGATATGCACACGCGCCGGGGTCCTGCCAAAAGTGCGCCCGGTGCCGTTGCGCGTCACGTGCCCATGCTCCAGCAGATGCGGGAGCCCCGGCTTTGCGGCGTTGTAGATCGTGGCGGTCGCGCCCATGCGGCCCTCTTCGATCTTCGACGTCCAGCCTGCGGCATATTCGCCGGTATGTTTTGGTGACGTCCCTTTCAGCGCCGCAACGCCTGCCTTGGCCGCTTTCTGCACGCATTCCTTTGTGCCGCGCTCCACCTCGGTTCTGTATTCCTCAAGGATTTCTTCCACAGCCGCCGCGAGGCCGTCAATGCTCACGATTTTTGCCATCCGTCCCCGCCTGCCTTTCCGCGTAAAGCTCCATGTAGTCGCTGCCGTCGCCGCCGGTGCGCCGGTAGGTGCGATAAACGGCGTAGGTCTCGTCGTTATACTCCAGCGCGCTCTCGCCGTTGTATTCCGCCGCAAAAACGGAAAACACAAATTCCGGCTTGTACCCGGCGCGGCCCGCCTGATAGAATTCCGACCGTGTAACGCTGCGCGTCTCGGCGAAGACCTCCCGCGGCGCCGCCGGAATCGGCCGCCGCACGCCGCTTTCGTCCTCTTCATACCGCGCCGCGCCCAGCAACTTGATCACGGTGTCCATCACACCACCCGCGCTTTCTCACTGAACAGGCGGTTGTTGAGCAGATAACGCAGCATCCGCGGCATGCCCGCGCCGGAATCCCGCCGCCGCCACAGCCACGCGGCGTAGGCGACTACAAGCTGCTGGTCCTCTGCGGAATCGGTCAGCGTGATCCCCTCGCGGGCGATCATCTGCCGCGCCGTCTCCAGCAGCGCCTCCAGCCGCTCGTCATACGCCGTCACCGTGATCCCGAGATCGATCTTTAAGAGATTCAGCATGTCGATCCCTCCGTTTTTTAGGTCAGCGCCACGGTTTTCGGTCTGAACAGGACCTCGGAGGCCGACCAGTAGACGCAATAGTATTCCGCTTGCGTCGCGCCGGAGTTCGGCATGATCTGAACCGCAAAAAACAGATCTGTATCGTTATAGCCCCAGGTTTGCACAAAAAGATTCATATTTCCCGGCGCCGTCACGTCCGCGATCACGGTGCGCTTTGCGATCACTGCGGCACGCACCGTCGCATAGTCCGCCGTCGTCGTTGCGCTCATGTTTCCCTGGCCGTCCACGACGATCTCAAACGGCACATGCAGTGGAGCCGCAGCGGCTGCGGCCGCCGCCGCAGCCGCTGCGGCTGTCTCGTTGTTTTTGATCCCGGTTTCCATGTTGTTGAGGCCTGCCGCCGTGATAGTGTCGCCGTCGTGCCACGTTTTTTTCGTGTAGCTCATTTGTTACACCTCGTTTCTCAATTGCCCGAAACGGAGCCGCCGAGGATGGCGGCTCCTACTTTGCCCCTGCCGACGATGGGCTTCGCGTCGTCAGGTGTTATTCCCCCGTCACGGTCACGGTGCAGGTGGCGGTGTAGCCGTTGTCGGTGGTCACGCTGATCACGCTGGTGCCGGCAGCCACGCCGGTGACGACGCCGTCAGCTACGGTCGCCTTACTCTTCGTCGCGGAATCCCAGGTCAGCACAGGATTGACGCCGTAGGGAAGGATCGTGGGATTGAGCGTGATGGTGCCGCCCACCGCCACGGTCGCGGTCGCAGGCAGGAGGATCCCCTGCGCGCTGTTGGCGGTGTCGCCCGCAAACACAGCGGAGGTGGTGGGCGCGGTGCCGTCGATGCCGATCAGCACAAACGCCTCGGCGATCACGGGCTTGCCGTCCCAGCGGACCGTCCCCTTGAAGACCGTCTGATCACTCAGGAAACGGAAGTGCTCGGAGGAGGCATATTTCTCACCGGCTCTCTCCACCATGCGATAAAGGTCGAAGTATCCCATCAGGATGTTGTTGTTCGGCATGATGCTCTCCGGCAGAACCTCGATCATGCCGCCGATCACGGGCATGGAGCCGTTCACGCCGGAAGTGATTGCGCCGGAGGCGTCAACGTTCATGGCCGCCGCCACGATCTTGCCGTAGGTATTCTCGTTCATCACCCACAGCTTTTCGCCGCGGGAATAAGCGCCCTTTGCGTTACCTGCCGCCAGCGCGAGCTGCTGGAAGAGCGCGAGGCCCGTGTAGGTGTTGGCAATGGTGATGATGTTAGTCTCGTGCAGGTCGCGCCAAGGTCTCGCCGTCACTGGATAATCGCTGGGAGCCTGCGTCTGCGCAAGTCGGGGAATAATGCCGAGAGGCATGTTGGAGCCGGTGCCGTAGATCACGGTTTTGTCGTCGGTATAGCCGATACTCTGGCCAATGGTGGAGAGGATCTCCGCCATCAGGTCAATGTCGGAATCCTCAAGATTCGCGTTGCAGACGGTGAAGAAGCCGCCGAGCTTCCAGCAGCCGAACGAATCCTGATAGAACGTCATGGAGAGCTCGTTCAGGTTCGCGCAGCATTCGGTCCACACCGCCTCCGGAATGTCGCCGGTGATCAGGATGCGCGCCTCGCCGCTCACGCGGGTCACGGTCACGCGGCCGTAAAGTTTAGAATACCGCAGAACGTTTTCGCGCAGCAGCCCCAGCATCACCTCGGGGATGGTCAGCCCCACGTTCTGGATCGCCCTGTTCTGCGCGCCGGCGCGCATGAGGCTCCGCACGTTCTCGAGCCAGCCGTGAACGTCCTCACGCTGGGCGATCTCGTTGATCTGCGCGCGGGTCATCGTGCCGAAAGCCAGCGCCCTCGCCGCTCTGTGTTCTCTGTTGTTTTCCATGTTTCTGTTCCCTCTTTCTTCGTTGTTCTCGCCGCCGTCGTCGCTGCCCGCTGCGGGCGCCGCCTCCGGCTCTGTGTTCTGCGCGGCTTCTTCCGCCGCAAGTTCTGTTTCAAGCTCCGAAATGGAGCGCTCCAGCTCGCCGATGGCGTTCTGGTGTTCGGCTTTTTCCGCTTCATACGCGGAAATCAGATCTTCCACGC